GAGATGAAGATGGCCCACGCGCTGGGTGCAGCCGCTTTTTTTTTGCGTACCGGGACGGCGTTAGCCGACGCTTTGGACAGCTTTTCCAAGGCGGTGAAGGATCCAAGCTATCCGAGAAATACGGATGGTTCGCCACGTTTGTCCATCTCGCAGGGGAGGACATTACTAAACTACCGGAGGTTGAAAGGACGCACCTCGAGACGGCCCTCGCCTGGCTCGCCTACGAACAAGACCGAGCCCTCCTCCAGAAGCAACAAATGAACACATGAGAACAGTCAACCAAATCCTCGACGAGCTGGAAGGCATCGCCCTCGACCACCGCTTCATCCGCTCCTTCAAGCAGGGGGAACTTTCCGAGGTGGACATCAAGAAGCTCGCCGGCGACAAGTACCCCATCTGCCACGCGGACATCTCGTCGGCCACTATCGAGCGAGGGGTACTGGTCTACACGCTGGACATCCTCGTCATGGACCTCATCCTCCCCGGGCAGACCGACGCGCAAGAGCAGTACTCCGACACGCTGCGGACCCTCATCGACATCGTCAGCCAATACGCCCAGGTCTTGAGCGCACAGAGCGACGTGGACCGGGACGTGACGATCGAGCTCCCGGTGGATTGCGAATCTTTCACGGCACGATTCGACAACCTTCTCACGGGGTGGGTGGGTACGGTCCGCCTCCAGACCTCGAACACGCTCGACCTCTGCGCGGCCGCTTTCGCATGAAGCAGCACATCACAATCGACGGAACCCGGGTCCCCATGACCAACTCCATGAAGGAGCTGGGGCGCATCGGCAAGGAAGTAAGACGACGCGCGCGCATCTCCCTCAAGGCTCGGGGGAAGGTCGTGACCGGGAAACTGTACAACTCCATCCGCTACGAGCAGGGGGTATCGAGAGACGAGAAGTCCCTGAACTTGACCTTCTCCTTCCCCGGTGCGGACTACTGGCAATACGTCGACGAGGGGGTCCAAGGGGCTCTGTCCTCATCTAAGGCCCCGCGCTCTCCGTTCCGGTTCGGCTCGGGATCCGGTCCCTCCGGAGGATTGAGGCCAGCGATAGACAAGTGGGTGGTCAAGAAGGGCATCGCCCCCAGGGGGGCAGGGGGACAATTCGCCGCAAGGAAGGGGATGGTCTACGCCATCTCCCGCTCCATCTATCAAACCGGAATCCGGCCGTCCTATTTCTTCACGAACGCCTACGACCGGACCCTGAAGAAGCACAACGCGAAACTGGAGAAGGCCGTCGGCGAGGATATAGGCAACGCAATAAAAACCCTTCTCGATGGCGGTACAGTTTGAGTCGGTCCCCTCGACCAACACCTTCCAGAGCACGGCCGACCCGATCATCATTCAGGTGTCGGAGTCTGTGGTCACGACATACTTCAAGTACCGTTTCATCCTCGAGGTAAAAGACGAGAACGACGTGGTGCTCGCCAAGCTCAAGACCCACATGTTGAGCGCCTCCAACCAGGTCGCCGTGTTCGACATCTCCCGCATCGTGGACGACTACCTCGGGACCACCTCATTCAATACAAACGACACCGACGCTTCGGTCATCACATTGGGCAGGACCGGCCATGATCCCAACGACATCATCGGCTTGTCTGCGGCCAGCGGTCCGCATACGGTCAAGAACATTTCCCTGAAGGCGTACTATGAGGACGCAGTGAGCGCAGCCGTCCCACCCGTAGAGGATGACACCGGAGCCGTGACCACGACCGTCAGATGCTTCCGCAATGAGTTTATAAACCACGGCGAGAACTACGGCGACAGGGGCAATGAGTTCCAGCTCGCATCGGCCACGTCCAACTTCATGAGCTCCGCCCCCGATCTGGGTGTGGTGTCCGGGTTTGGTAGCGCCTTCGGGAACGTAAGGGAGCACCGCATCGGAACCGACCAGGCCGCGGTCATTACTTGGAGCAACGACAACGGCGTCTCTCGATACATCCAAATCCGAGGGTATGAGGCAGACGGGACCATAATCGCCACAGCCAACATCGACACCCTCGGCGTTGGAGCAGTACCCAACCCCACCATCGACCGTCAGCGTGTTTATCACATGGGTATCGGCCCCCTCAACCTCGAGGAACACGCGGCCCAAACCTCGAACACAAATCTGACGACCATCATCACCGATGCGGACCTCGCTTACTATGAGATCTACGGCTCCGCTTCGTCCAGCGTAAGCTCGGCCTTCCAAGACAGTATTGTCCACCGCTGGACCATCGACGAGGGCTGCTCCATCTACCCGCGCGTCCAACTCATGTTCTTGAACCGCCACAGCGGATGGGACTGTTTCAACTTCGACCAGAAGTCCGAGGAGAGCCTCACCGGAATCGAGCGCACGACCTACAACCGCCCCCGAGGGAATTGGGACGACGTGACGACCTCTGTCGATTGGACCTACTACGGATGGGAGCGGGGTACCTCGGTGACGAGCGTCAAGGCCGAGCGACAGATGCGCATCTCGTCGGACTACGTTGACGAAGGCTACAAGGACCAGCTCCGCGATATTGCCACCTCGCGGGAGGTCTATATCGTGGACGGGGACAACCTCATCCCGGTCGTGGTGACCGACTCGGAGTATCTGTTCAAGACGTCCGCAAACGACAAGCTCATCAGCTACTCCTTTACCCTGCGCTACGCTAACCGACCCCGCCTGAAGTGATCCGCCTCGTAGCCCTCGACCAGACCAACAGCGCGCAGACGACCCTCGACCTGGAGGGGGCGCCGTCCATCTCCCTGAATTTAGCCGTGGCTAAACCGGGGGAGACGATGCAGCGCCATGCGCCGTACTCGCAGACGTTCCGGCTTCCGTTCACTAATGCCAACAACCAGTTCTTCGCGCACTTCTACGAGGTCACCCTCGCGGATGGGGACTTCGACCCGACGCAAAAGACGGAGGTCATCATCTACGAGAGCGGGGTTCCGGTCATGCGTGGGGCCATGCAACTCCGGGCGGTGCGCCTTATGGCCAAGGTGTACGAGGTCAACGTCTTGGGCGATGTGGCCGACCTCTTCGCGGAGATGGGAAGCAAGAAAGTCCGTCAGGCTTTCCGGGCTACCCTGACGCAAGAGCTAACCACCTACAACTACGACAACACGAAGGCCAACGTCATCTCTTCCCAGACGCTGACCAACGACATCACAAGCGGCCTTGTAGGAGACGGGACCGTCATCATCCCTCTTGCCGACCATGGACTCCGAGCCGATGGGCAGCCGCTGGTCGCTCAGAGCGGGTACGGGCTGATGGACTCCGCCGCACTCGAGGAGGGCCTCTATCCGGATATGTTGAAGCCGGCCATCCGCCTCCACGAAGTCATCGAGCGGATCATCGTGTCGAATGGCTTCTACTATGAGTCGGACTTCCTCGACGGGCCCTACTTCCAGTCCATATACATGACCCTCGCCAATGAAGCGGAGAGGGTCCCGGCCACCTCGGCGAATGAGTTGAAAGCCACCCTGTCCGGCTCGCACAACTACACCAACTCCAGCGAGGGGCAATGGAACACGGTCCCCTTCAATAGCGTGGGACTATATGGGGGCTTCGATAGCGGCTCGAACTTCAACACCTCCACAAATATCTACGTCACCGCCGGGGGTGGGACGCACAACTTCGAGGGCAAGCTGCGCTTCCGCCTTCTGAGTGCTGGGGCCGGGGAGTCGGTGGAGGTTATCTCGCGCATCTCTCGGGATGGGGTCAGCATCGGGAGCACGACCTGCACCGTAACGACGGCGAACGACGACGTCACCGTGCTCTGGTCCACGTCTGCGGTGTGCGCCCAGTCCTCAGATATTAAGGTGGAGTTCTACTTCGCCGCCGGACAACTCCAATCGGGAACCACGCTCCAGGTCACCGGGCAGGGCATCACCGACGACGCACTGGCCTACTCGCACTTCCTTGTAACGTTTGCCCCGGGCGGTACCGTCAACGTGCCCGCCTGTATGCCCCGCATCGCTCAGAAGGACTTCATGAAGGATCTCTGTCAGCGGTTCAACCTCGTCATCGAGTCGGCACCGGACGATCCCAAGAAGCTCCTCATCGAGCCATACCCGGATTGGATAGCCGACGGAACTGACATCCATTGGACTGACAAGCTCGACCTCGACAAGGAGCGCACCCTCACCCCGACCTCATCCCTCAAGGCTGCCACCATAGAACTCGGGGACAAGGACAGCGGCGACGTGGGAAACGCCTATATGACTTCCACCCTGGGCCGCGTCTTCGGGCGGTACTCCCAGACGATTGATGACGAGTTTGCCACGGGAGAGCTGAAGAACGCCCCGGTCTTCTCGCCCTTCTTCGTGTATTCGGTCCCGACGCTGGCCGGAGATCCTACGACCGTTCTCCCGAACGTACTCATCCACCGCTCCTATGAGCTGGACGGTCAGGGTGTCAAGCCGAAGAGCCAGCCCCCAAAACTCTTTCACGCCATTGGGCTGAAGGATACGCTCGAGACGCTCTACGTCGGGGGGTCCTCGCTAACCCAGTACCTCCTCTGTTCTCCGTTTGAGGACTCGCCCGCGGAGGATGACTCGCGCCATCTGTTCTGGAATAACAACGACCGCACCTTCAGCGCGAACCACCCGCTCATCCACGGCAACCCGCCCGGAATCAATGGGTACCACAAGACCTATTGGGCGTCCTACCTCGCCGACATCTACAACCCGAACGCAAGGATCTTCGAGGCCCACCTGTATCTGACCCCTTCCGATATCCGGAATCTTCGCTTCAATAACCGGGTCCACATCCTCGGGGC